GTGGGGCTAAAAGATTACGACTTTTCAAGTAAACATCCGCCCTACAGCGGTTAACATCTTAAAAAGAATAATGAGATAACACCGCTATAGAACTAGGTTCAAAGCTTTGGGGACAAAAGTCCACCCACACATCGCACATGTGGGATTTGAAATATAAACATATAATATGTAAGACCTAATGGTCAGGTAGATAATGAACATAAACTGTTCAACTTAATGTTTTTATCATTAATGGAATCAACTTAATGTTTTCCCAAAATTTAAAATCATTATCTAGCCAGCAATAGGTAAATTAGTGAGAGCCATAGGATGGATTCTCAAAAATTTAAGAAATGTAAAATCTGTACCAATACCATGGTAAAAATATACAAGAGTTGCAGCAGTAGTATTACCATTTGCAACAGGCCATTGTGCATAATCAACACGCAAAGTGTCAAGATCAGTTCCATCGATGGGGGAACCATACACAATTTCCGTTGGAGCAGTGGAAATCATTCTATACTGTGAGTAGAGTGGTGCTTCTACAGAAACACCAGTTTGGGTATTTTGGTTTGTAAGACTTTGTCCAGATGATCCAGCATAAGTTGAAAATTGCGCAGATCGAGCCATACCACTATTAGTAGTACTTACACCAAATCCAGCAATACCCAAATAATTGTTACGCGTATCTCTAATACGAGAAGTTCGCATATTACCAATAGGCCTATTAGTATCGACATTAATATGCCAACGATGCGATCCTCTTTCAGAAAGAAAAGAAGGCGCAACCCAAGTGTAAGGAGTGACAAAAGAAAAATTAAAATTCTTAAATTCATCCGAGCCAGTAATAGTTGTCTGAGCTGTATTGATGCCATTTGGATCATAACCATAATAAATAGGTCGCCTGTCAAAAGTCCAAGTGACATTCAACATCCTCTCAGAAGTTTCATTACTTGTAGATGAAACACGGGAAAGTGATGTTCTCCGCAATAACTGCCGAAGAGAAAGAATATTTTCACCATGATTAACTAAAAACTTATGAGGATTGGAAGTTGATTCATAATCATTTGTCATGGACATCTGAGTTGGAATTTCATAAGAAACTTCATCTAAAGATTGGAGGGCAAAATAACTAAGATTTTGGGGCAATTCCGCAGGACCAGCATATTCCATGTTATCTGCAGCTTTCACGTATACCAGCATCAAAACTGGAGCAGTGGTAATAGGCGCTGTAGCTTCATTAAAAACACGGACAGTAAGTGTACCATTGGATTGACCCAACAAGCGACCTCCTATTCCAGCATACGTGGAAGATCTTCCCCCATAATATTCTGTGGTAGGTGAAGTATCAGTTTTTAACCATGGAAAAACCTGCATATATGGTACACGAATTTCAACATCACTATCAGTACTAATATCGATAATTTGATTAAAAGACGTAGTACTGGTGGTAGATGATGTTGTAATATCTGAATCTGGATCATATGTAACACGAACTCTACCACGATGGAATTTAGAACAAATAAATTTGAATCTAAAAATAATATCACCTTTCCAGAAAGAAAATAGACGACTAACATGTCCCATGGGAATGCCTGTACGAACTGTGTAATTGGGAGTTATGGAAGTGTTAGTAGTTATAACAGTTAAATCTGGTACGACTTGAGTGGAATATAGTAATGTTCCAGGTGTATCATTTAATGCCCAATCATAGACTCCTATATAAGCTTCTCGTTGAATTAGATCTTTAATAATCATACAATCTGAGTTATCAAGACCCACTATAGCAGGATCTATAGACAATTCATTTTTAGGGTCCAACGAAAGCTTTTCGGTAGGGGTAGATATATCGGCTGATGCCAATCCATGAAAAGGTAAATTTTTAAAACCCATAACAGGATCTATAACTGGTGGGTTGGTAAAACCAAAAATTCTAGCAACAGTTCCAATACCTGTGGCAATAGCAGAGGTTGCAGTCATATACTTACCAATAACAGGTACCTTGGTAAGCATACCAGAAGCATTAGCAATAGCAGATGCAATAGATGAAACAGGTCCCGTACCGTATTCATCTGAGGATTGGAGAGCAAGACCAATAGTAGGTCCAGATACTTTAACATTTTCTGCCCAAGCATAAATTTGAACGTTAATTGTACCAGAAGCACCATTAGCATTAAGCAAATCTACAATGGGATAAATATATAAAGTTCCCATACGGCTAAATTCTCCTGCATCAGTTGCTCGTAACCAATTTCTATGGTAAATGAATGGTAACGTCATTTCACCACCTTGATTAGATTGTGGATAAATATAAAATCTTTGTAATTGAGACAAAGAAGTTATAGAGGCTCGTGTATTACTATTAGCAGTAGTAGCCAAATTAGAATAACTATAACCTGTAGGTGCAGCATTATAAGATTCATTAATCAGAGGTTGATAAGCTACAAGATAACAACCATAATAAAAAGGAGCTGCATTTATCATAACCTTAATTTTAAGATCACAAGATATCAAAGAAAAATTATCTAATTTTTTCTTAATAATAGGATCATTAAAATAATCAAACCATGGTGCTATGTGTTGAGGTGCTAAAGATACACCAGTAGAGAGTGAGAAAGTATTGATTAATACAGGTCTCGATAAGAATTTGGACAATTCAACACCTGAGGCATACCCATCATAATATGAGACCTCTTTCTCAGGATTATATGAGACTTGAGCGCCAGGATTAGAGTCTGAGAATCCAACATTAACTTGTTGTGACATATGAGACTCAGGTTCTAAACCAGTTGGTTTGATTTCTTGGACATCAGTTGATTGTAAAGTTAATTCTTCTAAATACCCAAATCTATCACATAAATAATCATGTAAATTTAGGCAGTATGTACATCTGCATTGCATACACAATTCCAATGTATCTTCAACGAATTGTGAATAAACATCAACTGGTGTTTCATCCTGAATAGGATGATAGTTTTTATTTGTTTTAGCTGTTGTATCAGCATACGAGTTTTGTTTTTGAAACGGGAGTTTATAAAGTAACATAGATTCCCTAATCTATATTAAGTTGTATATTGTAATTGAGTATCAACAAACTCTTCTCTAAATAGAGATTTCGGGGAACGCCCATGTAAATAAATTTATATATATCCATGCTCATATAATATATACAAGATACAAAATAAAATATATGCAGTAACTATATATATAAGGTATTTTTTGGTTAAGACCCAATACCAGAGGCCCGCAAAAGTTTAACGTCTTTTAGCTAGGACGCGCTCTGAAATATTCTTGGAGTAATCCCAGAATTCTTCATAAAGCTGATCCCACGATGGTAACGTGGAAGAATGTACATATAAGGATAAATTATTCTCATCTATTATTTCTTTAAACATTTCTCGTTTAATATTAAAAACATCCTTACCATACCAAAAGTACTCTCTCAAAGCTGTAGATATAACAGCTATAGATTGCTCTTGTGGTGTTATACTTCTAGATTGTACACATCTAGTAAGCATTTTTTCAATAGATTCATGATCTAATGGTCCAACATATGCTCCTATATCACAATCCCATCTCCATGTACGTTTCAAAAAAGAAACATCATCAATATGAATATATGGGATAGAAGGAGCATCTTTATCTGCCATGGTATAGACAATATCTACATCAGCAAGAACCTTTTGAATATTCGTATGATGAAAGAAATTGCATTTGGATGATACACCCATGCAATTGTCATCACCATAAGTCATCAAATGCACATTTTGTTTAAAATCTTTAGCAGAATTAGTTCCACTAAGAACAGCATAACAATAACGCATATATAATGAATTAGCAAGACCATTAATAATAACGGTCAATGGATGACCAGATGGATTACTACCATAAAATTCTATGAGATCTCCATTAAAATCAATAAGAGGAAATGCTGTATCTTCAGCAATACCCCTAACAACCTTAAGATCTTCTTCGGAATAACCAGCTTTTTTACAAAGCGATTCTATGATATCAAAAGCAGCTAGTATGATAGTTGATGGCATACGCTTATCAAATTTACCATAATCACCTGCAACCATGCGGTCATCTCCAAAAGCAGTTAAATAATGGCGAATTTCTTCCCATTCAAGAGATTGAGCAATAGTTCCAGGACCAGATTCAAACACAAATCTCTTATTTTGAATAAGGCGAATGGTTGATAGTAAATACTTACGCACAACTATAGTCCAATCTACAGGAGCTCCAGTGAAAACTCTGGTCTTTTTGGCTTGAATCTTTTTGAATGAGGTTGCCTCATCTTTAAGATGAGCACAAAATGAAGGCATGTATCGTTCATTATTATGATACTTATTAATACAATCATCAACACGATCCATGATTTCTCTATCAAATTCAACAGGATCCAAAACATCTCCGCAGGGTGCCATTGCTTTCATAAAAAATTTTTTAGATTTTTTCCAGGGATTACCTGCACTTGTATTTCGATTAATCTTATCTACATAAGATACACGTGGTGCACCATTAATGGCTGTCATATTATCATAAACTTGAATCATCTTAAGATCTTCATCCGTAAGGGAGGAAAAAATATCATGCTTAAAATTTTCAACACATTCAGCCAAAATAGCTGGTTTAATTTTAGTTACTGGTCGGGTCATATCAGCCATAGCAATATACCAGGGTTCCCAACCACTCATGACTGGTGGTCCAGTTTTAACTTCATATCCTCGTTTGATAACGGATTGAGCAATTAAAGTAGGACCAACACGAGATTTCATGGCTGGTCGAAAACCGCCAAATGAACCATAAACTGCAGCAACACCTGTTGGTGTATATCTAATGGGACTTTTCCTATGAAGACTCTCTAGAACACGAGGTGCACTAGGTGCACTAAGCACAGGTTCACCTGATTGTACACTTAAAGGATCGTCAAGCATTTCTTTAATCATTTCCTGTGTTACTGATGTAGCACCAGTAATATTATTAAAACCAGCAACTACATGAATACCTAAAATAATAGGGCCATAACCAGAACGAACAACTAATAAACTGCCACAATCACCATTTGTAGTGGGTGTGGATGCAATTCCAAACCATATATTAAGAGTTGTTTCCAACTCCGACATCTTACGAGATTCTAATTTAATTTTGTGGATTGTATTTTTGGAACTATTTCCTTGTTCATTACGTGATACATAATTACCATTAAATCCACCTTTAAGTGATTTTAAACTAAATAAATTTATTATATCTTTTCTAGGTGGAATATTTTTAATTGTAATAATGGCTAAATCATATTGAGGGAAACGCTTAATCATACTTTCATCCAAGATGAAAGTAATATTAGTCGTTATACTATCTTTTGCAGGTGCTGTTACGAGATTCATACTCATATCAGGCTCTGATGGGATAGAATGATTATTTACTAACATATAATGACCTTTAATGAACACACCTTTACCTGGTCTACTAATATTAACACCATCTCTTACAAAGAAAGTTCGAAAAGAAGCACAATTAGGTAACAATTTATTCATAACTTGATCATCATTAAAGGCATTCCAAGAACAAGAAGTTGGTGAAACATCAAATGTAGTAGTAACATAATCATCCTTATACCAAACATTTGTACGTTCCTCTTTTTCTGGATCTGGAGTTGAACCAATATCACTAGAATAAGATTTAGAAGCATTACTACCTTGTAAGATATTTTCATCCTTTTTAAAAAGTCGAGAAGTAATTTTATATCCACAATATATGGTCACAATGCCTCCTAGTATCTTGATAGTGTAATCCAATTTACGATTATCACCTATCTTTCTTTTAATTCTCATACCTAGCATATTCCAATACCACTTATGGAAATAAATGCTTCTATATATCTGATTCATTACAAATAAATAATGTAAACCAGATCGGAACCATCTAAAATATCGTAAATATTTATAAAGAAATTCACAACGTGTTATTGTAAGACAAAAATAGATAAATATACAAATATATCCACATAGTGCTAAATATATATTATAAATACTTGTATTATCAATAGAAGTAGATATTGTGTTCTCAAAATAAGTATCATTAGATTGTAATCCTGGGCATACACACATAGTATCAGGATAGAAACATTCTTGACAAATCTTAGTTTTAGACATTATTTTATCACAATTCATTGCTTTATCTTGCATATTTTCATGCTCAATAGCAGCTTTGGAATACCACGCCATAAATTCATATATATCTTCAAATCTTTCCTCCAATTGATAACAAGCATGGTTTGGATAACCATCCCGAGGTATTACACGCGATACTATGAAATTCCAATAATCAGGATAAGTTCCCTCTTCAAGAGGAGGAACTTTTGATCCATCAAACATGGAACCATTTTTAGTATATTCTTTTTTAGGACGCACGTTTATAACATAAGGTAAACGCCTCTGAATTGCTAATGGACATGAAAAATATGCGGCAGCATTAAGATGACGCGTGTTAGTAGATGCAATAACAAGTCTACACTTTAATGGTGTTCGACCTTTATCAGCGAGATCAGCTTGCTGTGGAACAAATGGAATATTATTAACCACTTGCAGCATTTCATTAATAGATTCATCCCCACCATTTGCTGAATTGGGGTGAATTGCAGCAATATCATCAAGATTGACAGCATACTGAAATGTTTGGAAATTATTCCAATGTTTATCCATAGGGTTTCTAGTATACATGTATTCTGGATCGTCGGGTAAATTAAAAGTTTTAGCATATTGATAAAATAATAATTTGGTTAGTGTACTTTTACCTATACTAGATCCACCCTCCAATAAAATAGAGAATGGAGCTTTACGTGTCTGCATTGCAGATTTTTTAGTTAATTCATTAGCTTTGATCATTTTCATATCGGCTAAAACTGAACTAACCATCTTTTTATCAAAAATTGATAAATTGGATGCATGCTTATTTATAGCCTCACCCTTCTCTATAACTGAATCAAGTTCAGATAAGTACTCAAAATAATTAAAACCATGAGGTTCAGGGTTTGATAAGTAATTTGAATTGATTTTCATTTTACGAGTTAATTCAAACCATTCTTGATATTTCATACCTGAATGATATATAGGATCAAGTGATCCTGTTTTCATACATTGATATCCTGCTTCACAAAGGAACAATAGAGTATCGAGAATACAATAAACAAAATCAATACCAGTATGATATTGACGTCTAATTACTTCAGCTTCAATTTTATTATATCTAAATGTATCAAATGTAACACCAAATTTCTCAAAAAGGGATAAACTCAAACAATACATAATGAATTTATACATTTTCTGGAAAAAAGGTGATTCTTTAATACTATCATAATGTGTAAGAAAACTTCTGAGATTTTTGAGATTAGGCATAAAACCTGACTCACAATCATCGTCACTTTGTAAAGTGACAATACTTTTAAATTTCATAATAATGGTACTTAAATTAATACTCTCTAATAACGATTCCTGCTTATTCATTTTAAAATAAGCAGCAATTGCAATACCAATATCTGTGTAAGTTTCACTTTTAAATAATAAATAAGTGAAAATTGTAATATCTTCTATAATTTTGATCCCATGTTTAAAATTTGGGGGCAAAATGGATTTAAGTTTGGCTAGAAGATCTTCATCCAAACTCTGCAATATAAGATCACAAACATCTCTTTCACATTGAGGAATAACTTTATTGTAAATTATTCTTCTGTTTTGATTTGCTTGTGTAATTGTAGATTCTTCAATAAAATCATTATCATTTATTGAATAGTCAATCTTATGATTAACTGTTTGTTTTATTTTTTTATTTTTATTTTTTCCTATAATACTATTAGATTTATTTGAATTTAATTTCTGTATGGTTTATGATCTACTGAATATTCATCTATAAAGTGGCGCTGTACAGCATAAGCGCTAAATAACTTTTACATTTGGAATGTTACATCAAATGTGTGAATACAATAATTTTATGTATATTATAACTCAGAGGCCCAAAATAACGAAGATCATTAGGTTTCACAAGTTTAGTGAAAATCTTCTCATCCGATATTTCAGGCATGGAAATAATGATATTAAAAATCATCTAACATCACAGTTAGAGTAATGAATAGAGCAAAAATGTGCTCACATATACCTTTTCTTTGTAAATATTTATATCAAGGACAATATGATATAAATAATAAATACAACTGCTAAGTATTAATAAAAGCAGACAACAAATGTGTGTTGCACACATACTCAATAATGAGTTATTTAAAGTCAATAGACTGCACTATCACCACATATATCTATTAGGATGTGCTGGTGGCATAGTGAAACTTTTTCTGAAAAACAATTTTTGAAAAAGCCTACAGCTTACGTAAAATGTAAAATTTTACAACATATAAGAACTAATGTTCTGATTTATTATAGGAGTTATCTCTCCAGTAGTAATAAACTTGATTCTTTAAAGAAACGACATACTCTTCTATAAGAAAAAACGAGTACGATCTAACGTGTTCTTTTTAAATATGAATGCGAATCGGCTCTTTACGTCAAAAAACATATATATAAGATAACAAATAAGTGATTTCAGCTTACTTGAATCGAAGTATATATGAGTGTCGAACCGTCGAAGCGAAAACATAACTATAATCTATAGAATGTATGTCTTTTTAAAGTAGAATGTAGGATAATTATCCTAAAAACTAAACTATCTTCATAAATCTGTGTATATTGGGGTTTACCCAAT